TTGAAAATCGCCTTGATCTCCGAGAAGTCGCGAATCCAGCCGGTATGGGGATCAAGGTCGCCGCTCAGGTGGATCGCCACCTTGAACGAATGCCCGTGCAGGCGCCCGCATTTATGGCCTTCCGGTACGTGGGGCAGGCGGTGGGCGGATTCGAATGTAAATTCCTTGAAGATTTCCACGGTATAACCTGTAGGGCAGGGTTTTAAAGGGGTCTGTGCGATTGTCAGGTTTTGGTGTACTGATCAATGTACTGATTGGTCGTTGCTGGGCGTGATTGAGGTCATCCATTCAGCAATTGCCGATTGGCGCCAGGCGACCGAGTTGGGGCCTATTCTAACCTGTTTTGGGAACGTACCCTCCCTGATCCGCCGATAAACAGTATTGCGGCCCAGGCCGGTAGTGTGAAGCACCTCGTCGAGGCGCAGGAAGCGATCAATATTTTCTGCTGCTGCCATGTTGATTCTCCGCGCCGCGCTGGGCGGCAGAAGGTGGTTAATCCATTTGGTACCAGACGCCGCAGTCGACACCGTCGGCAGTCAGCGATTTGTACATGGCCTGCACGCCGGCGTAGCGCCGGTTACCCTGTCCATCGAAGGGCGAACTGAGGTGAAAGGCGCGGGCATGGTAGGTGCTTGCTGCCTGCATCCAGCCTTGAAGGCCAGCATCGTGCAGGGTCTTTTCGCGCAGCAGGCCGGCGCGGAGGTATACGCGGTCTAGGTTGGCGCTACCGCTGTCGTCAGGTGCAGCTGCTGCCGCGACCTTGCCTGCCTCGATGGCGCGCGCGACTGCGGCTGCCAGCGCCGGCAAATTATCTTTGGTCATGGGGAATACCTCGCCCGCCGCTCACCGGCAGGCATGTAGGGGGATTGGGGTTAGGCTGTTGCGAAAAGATCGATTTGTGGTACCGGTGCGTCGCGCTCGGTAATCGCGTCAGCAATGCGTGTGGTGGCGGTACCGTAGATCTCGCGGTCCTGCTCGATGCCGATGAACTTCCGACCCAGCTGCATGCAGGCCACGCCGGTGGTACCGCTGCCCATCGTGTTATCCAACACCGCCTGGCCGCGCTGCGTGTAGGTGCTGATCAGGAACGACATCCAGGCCACAGGCTTCTGAGTCGGGTGAAAGCTGCCGGCCTGCTTGTCGCTTGAGAAGAACTGAACCGAGCGCGGGTACCGCTCCGTCGAGTCGTACTCGGTCAAGGCCAAGGCTTTGCCGTAGCACTCCGAGTTGACCGTCTTGCGCTTCGCCGTTTTGCGTTCATGCCCGCCGGACATCTGCGGGTTGTACACCGGCTGCTTGCGGTAGAAAACCTGGGCGCTTTCGTGAGCCCGCAGCGGTTGCTTCTTGGCGTTCAGGAAACCGGTGGCGTTACCTTTCTCCCAGATCCACTCATACCGGTAGAGCTTCGGGTTGCTTGCCACCAGCATTGAGGCGAATGGCTGGGCCGCGCACAAAACAATGGCGGCCTCTGGCTTGGCTATCCGCAAGTACTCACGCCATAGCGGTTCGAGCGGGATGATGGTGTCCCAGGCGCATTGCGTTGTGCCGTACGGCAGGTCAGCCAGCACCATATCGACGCTGGCGTCTGGCAAATGCTTCATGACCTGCAGACAGTCACCGAGGTAAAGCGAGTATTCGCTCATGGCCTTGGCCCCTTGTAGATGAAGACGTAGGCGAACCAGAGGGAGGCGATCATCAATAATCCCCCCAGCCCAGGCCTTGGATGTACTCGCTGGGGATGGTCACTGACTCGGCCGGAATGGTGCTTTCGACTTCATGGTTGCCGAAGTATCCGATTGCGGCCTTCGCGCGCTCCATGGATAACTGGGCATGCTTCATTTGCCAGGCTTTGCGGGCCTTGTACGAGCGCAGGGCCAGCGCTTTGTTGGTGTAGGCGAAGCGGCGGGCCCACTCACCTCCGTCTTTCAGCACTCGTTTGCGGCGTTTCTTAATCGCCTCAGCCGTCCAGCTGTATTGCGGGCCTTTAACCAAGTCGCAGGTGTGGGTGTCGCCTATGTAGTAGCACTGTGCGGTTTCGCCGATCACCCGGTAGGTGATGCAGTGGACCTCAAGACCTTCCGGGCCGATTGTGTCGATATAGCGGTAGTGGTCCGGCCAGGCTTTCGCAGTTTCTTCGGGCATGACTTCGTCCTTGCCGCTATAGCGGCTGACTTTGAAGGGGGAGGGGTTACAGGTTTTGCGGGTGGAGTACGGATGTACTCCTATCGGGATTTGGCGCTCTGCCGTGATAACTCAAGCGCGTCTTCGCCTTGCTGGGTCATTTCCCAAAGAGCAGGGCTGCGCTGTACCCGATTCAACAGGCCGAGTTGGGTCAGCAGATCAAACCAGTGTCGACCAATGTCCGCGCCCTGGCCGTCGTCCGCACACTCTTGAAAGCGTTCCAGCTTGCGGATCACCTTTTCGGCGAATGGATGCACCACCGTTATTGGCGCGGGCTGCTCCATTCGACACCAGAACGCCAGAACCTTCTCGCCGTCGCTCTTGAATGGCGCAAGCCATTGCCCATCAACGCGCTCATGGGAAAAGCTGAGATGCGTGGCCCGAACTCGTTCCTTTCCATCCTCGAAGACACTCGCAGGGACGCGAAGCATCGACAGCGGGCGAAGGTCTGGGTCAAGCGTTTCTAGCTGGCGGACCAACTGACGAACAGTCTTAGGTGCTCCCCACTCCACCGGCACGTCCTGCGGCTGGGCGGCTGCATTCGCAGCATTCACGCGCTCGATGTAGGTCGGCAACAGTGTCGGTGGGAAGGTATCTTCCCAAGGCTTGACGTTGCGCTTTGCCGACTCCTGGAGCTGGTCGACGTGGCCTACCAGTTCACGCACCAGGCCGGGCCAGTCCGTCACGTCATAGAACTTGCATAGCACTGGGTCGGGCTTTGGACTGGTAGCGATCTCGTCGCGCAGTTCGCTGATCACCTCCTGCGCCTGGTCAACGACCTTTTGCGCCTCGTGCACATCGATCCAGTTCCCCATGGCCTGGTCTTCAAACTTCTGCACCGACTTGCCTGATGGCGAAAGGAGGAAGGCATAGCGCGGGAGCGCATTCAGCTTGTCCCAGAATTCAAACCCTTCACGCGTTTGTGTGTTACGCATTGTGCAATCTCCAGATCAATTGTCTGTGCCGGTGTAGGTGCGCCATGGCACCTTCACGCCGTTGACCAGAAAGCCCCAGTCACCACGCCACTTGCTGGTGATGAAGAGGGTGTAGACGCCGCCTGGTGATATCTGGTCGATGCGGTGGTACTCGCCGTGGTTGAGGCGGGCGGTGTCGCCGGCGCGCCGATCGATGTATTCGGTGGCCTGGGCGCCTGAAGGGACGTTGAGGCCCGACAACACCGGGTCTTCGCTATCGAGCAGTCGCTGCTCCACATACCAGCCGCGCAGGATGATGGTACGGGCGTTCCACGGGTGGTCGTGCAGGTCCCGATCTTCGTCGTGCCGCATGATGTGGTGGATGCGGAACGACCACGGGCACCACCACCGCGCCGGCTTGTGCGTTTCGCGGGAGTAGGGGTTGAACAGCCACCAGCGGCCCATGTACATCTCGGTGCCGTCGGCGGACATGATGTGCAGGTACGGGGTGCGCTGGGCGCGGGCGATGAGCCAGGCTGCAACCGCCGGGCGCGCAAGCAGCTTGGCGACCAGGCGCCAGAACAAGTTGATCACGGGGAGTCCTTGCCGGGCCATGCCCGGGCGGTGGGTGGGGTGGTTATGCGGCGTGTGCTTGGCGTTGCTCGGCGCGCCATGGGTCGTTGGCGCGTGCCAGCGCAGCCATTGGCGGCGGGCTGACACTGTTGCCGCACATGTGCACCTGCTGAGTCTTGGTGAACGGCTTGCCGTCGGCGCCGTGGCTGATGATGTAGTCGGCCGGGAAGCCCTGGGCCTTGTACAGCTCGGACGGTTTCAGCATCCTCAGGCAGATGTCGACGATTACGTAGGGCGTACCCTTGACCATCACGGTGACCATGGCCAGGCGGTCTTTGGTAGTGATCGTCGGCGCCGGCGAGTCGCAAGAGCTGATGTTCTCGGTGCCGTAGTAGCTGATCAGGAAAGCGGCAACCCGCAGGGCACCCGCCTCATGCTCTGGCGAGAGGGTGAGCGACACCAGTGAACTCTTGCCACCGCCGCCTGCCGTGATGGTCGGCGCCGGTTCTTCCAGGCCCTGGCCCACGCTGGCGCCGAATGCCCGCTCCATGAACGCGCTCACCAACCCGTGGTGCTGGCCGCCGGCGCTGACGGTGTGCAGCGGGTCGTTCACGTCCCGTGCGTCGCAGTTGCCACGCAAGTGCACGAGGTTCGCCGCCACCAGTTGCTGCTGGCTGCCGGTGTTGGTGACCGTGGTCATCGGGTCTTCGACGCTCTTGGCGTCGGTAGTGTTGAAGCCGCCATTCATCTGGGCCATAAACACCGTGGATATGCCCATGGCGTGTGCGGCTCCGGCCGGGCGCTGATAGTTGCCGCCGCTGGTGATGGTCGGCAGTGGCTCGTCGAGCGCCTTGCCAGCGTCGTTGAATCGAAACTTCACCAGGTGCGCTGATGCGATCGAGTGACCGCCGCTTGCTGTGACGGTGCCCAACGGGTCAGCAGACGATTTGCAACCGTCTCCCCAGCGCTGAACACCTCCCGGCTTCCCTTCGCCGTGGGCAGCGGTAACCATCACGGGACTGATCAGCGTCAGCTCGCCGCGGTTCGCGCAGGTCACAGTGGGCAGAGGGTCGAGCGGGTCATTGATCCGGTCGCTGCCCTGGTGGGTTGCCGGTGCGATGACCGGGCTCACTACCGAGAAGGCACCGCCCTTTGGGTAGGAGGTGATGGTGCGCAGCGGCTCACCGGCCGACTGCACGGTCTCTCCCGACCAGTTGGCGATCGGCACAATGAACGGCGCCGCGCTATCGATGACGAACTTCTTCATTCCCTTGGCAACGCGCCGCAGCGTGGCCGGGGCCAGGTCCTTCTTGCGATCGAAGATGCTTTTGCCCAGGTCGCTGAAGTCGATGCAGTCGGCGGCTGTTTTCCACTTCTGCTGGCTCTTGGTGGGGTTCTTGGCGTGAGTCGCCTCCGGCCACACAATCGGCTGGCCGTCGCACCGGGCGATCATGAACAGGCGTTCCCGGCTGGTCGGCGCGCCGAAGTCGCAGGCCCTGATCACCTTCCACTCCACTACATAGCCCATGCCTTCCAGCAGGGCCACGAAGCGGCGCCATGTGCGGCCGCGCTGCTTGGGGTCAGGAATCAGGAACTGCTGGCCCACCGGCACAACCTCACCAGGTGCAGCAATAGTCCCGTCCAGCTTGACCACTCGGCCCGTGACCTTGTCGCGCTTGGCGATCAGTCGGCCCCACTGCAGGATTTGTTTCACGTTCTCCAGGCTGATCACCCGGGGCCGCTTCATGCCTGCCCACTTGAGGCCGATCCACGACAGATTGCGGATCTCTCGCTTGCGCGGCTGGCCGCCGGCCGCCTGGCTGTGGTGCGTGCAGTCCGGCGACATGTGGAACCAGCCCACGGCCTTGCCGCCGCACTCGGTGTCCGGATCACCCTCGAACACGTCGGTGGTGAAGTGCTTGGCGCTTGGGTGATTAACGGTGTGCATGCTGATCGCTTGCGGGCTGTGGTTCTTCGCGACGTTCACTGTGCGGCCCAGGCCAATCTCCAGGCCGGTACCGGCACCACCACCACCGCAGAAGAAGTCGACAACAATCTCATCGTCCTGAGGGTTGAAGCCGAGTCCGTATTGAGTTTTGAAATCGAAGGGGTGTTTCTTCTGTTGTGCGGACATAGGGGATCCTCGCCGGCTGGCGTGATTCGTTGATATGGGGTATTACGGGTGACCGGCATGGAGCCGGATCAAGGAGAGATGCATGACAAATCAAGCGCAGATCGATGCAATCGAACAACTGCTGATGGCTGTACTGAAAATAAACGGAATGAGCTTATCCGTGAGTACCGTCTTTCAAAAAGCGGAAGCGGCACTCATGGGCAGCGACGGCCCTCCAGGTTCGACGCAGAAAGTAGACGCAGCCAATTACTTGGCCCACCTGAAGCTTCAGTTGAAGTGAATCTACACTCGCTGTGTCTGTTACCGGATGCAGCGAGTAGGGTGGGTTATTCGTCGTGGCAGATGCGCAGCGATTCGCGGTTGTAGGCGAGCTGCAATTTTGCCGACACGTTTTCGGGTATCACATATTCGTGTCGCGGAGGCGCGAGGAACTGAGCTGATCCTGCTGGGCCCAGGCCGTGCAGGTGGTGAATCATCAAGGTCATGGCCTCGCCCTGTTCCTCGATTCCGTTCCAGGCCATCAGGTCAGCCAGGGCCTGGCGTGTGCCGGCCATGGTGTGGAATCGCAACTCTTCCTCGCCGCGAGTCTTTCGCCTCGCCGCAGTCTTTGCTGATCGTTCTTTCTGCGCGGCAGCCATGGCCTACCTCTTCTATTCCGCTGGCCGGCAGTGCGAGCCAGGTTTGACGTTTGCGTTGTTGGGTGCGGGCTATGCGGCGCATCGGTTGCCACCTGCAGCAGACATGGGATAGTCGATCGAGTACTTTTCGAGTATCCGCTTGAGTGTGCCGCTGGTGATGTGGAGCTTTACGCATACCCGGCGCCGGCTGATGCCAAGCTCCTTGTAAGCCCTGATCCGCTCGACCAACACTGCATCGCGCTCAGCCAGGGCCTTCTTTCGCTCGGGACTGTTGTGGCCGCCGTGGGCGGATCGCTTGAACTTGAAGTCGAACTCTTTCGACATGGCCAGCAGCGTCCGCCGGCCGATCCCAGTTATCTCGATGACTTCGGACTGGGTGTGAGTGGGTGCGAGCCGCATCACCAGTTCAACACGCTTGCGGCGCTGCTCCTGCCGAATCTCAAGCGGGGTAGGGGGCGGCGGATCGATAGGCTCAACACGCCGCCGAACGAATGGCTTTGGCGCCGGCGGCATCTGGTTACTGTAGGTTATGGGCTTGGGCTTGTAGCCGATGGGCTCGGCGACTTCGATCTTGCCGCCGGCCGCCAGGTACTGGTCAACCGCTGCTGCAAGTTCGTCCGATGCTGGCCGTAGTGCCTCGACCAGGCTTAGGTGGTTGCTGATCATGCTGCTTCACTCCGAAGTTTCGCCTCGTAGTCATCCACCAGCAGCTTGAACTGCCAGAGATCTTCCTCGAGCTTTTCGATGTAGTTGTCGTCGCGCTTGAATTCCTGCCACCAGAGCTGGCGGCCAACGACTTCCAGGGCCGGGCAATACATGCCGACGTGCCAGAACTTGCGGCCGGTAATCCACATGCAGCCCTGGACCTGATCCATGATGCCGCTGGCGTCGTTGTCGATATGGAATGCGCGGAGTTTGTCAGGGGCGATAAAGCACTTGTACTCGCTGCCGCCATCGTCGCCGATCAAGCCGTCAGCGCTGGCGCCGAACGCGCCATCGTCCGTGGTCACGAACCCGGCGCGCTCAACCATCAGCCCAGTTTTCAGTTCGTGCTCCATCCTGGCCATCGGCTCCAGCTCGTGGCCGCGTTTCATCTGCCAGGTCTCGAAACCGTTATCCAGTGGGATTCCGCTGATGCGCTCGACCGCCAGCCCGAACGCGTAATTCATGGCGGCTTCGGATGGCTGGCCTACTGGCTTACCGGCCAGGGCCAGGCGCACAGACTCGGCCTTTGGCGCAGCTTTGTATCCCGCCTCGGCCATGGCTTCCTTTTCGGTCATCCCAGCCTGGACAGCGCAGACGTACATCATCTGCTTATCATCAAGGCCGCCGACCTTGGTGCGCGCCACGCCGAACATGCTGGCAGTTATGCATCCGGCGCGGGCTTGATGCCACTCTGGACTGCCTTGTTCACACCTGATGAGGATCATGACGCGCTCTCCAGTTCAGCTTTGCGCTTATTGACCGCGCCACGCAGCTCTTCGGCGCCTACTGAGTCCTTGGCGGCATGCAGCACTTTAAGTCCGTGCTGCCACGCCTCTTGCAGGCTGGCTTTGTCGGTCGCGGCCGAGACGCGGGATGCCAGGTCATCGAGAATGGCGTTGCGGAAATCATCACCACCGGCGCCGTTGCCGTCGTCGTCCTCTTCGCCGATAGCAACGTTGAAAATCATCTTCAGCAGGTAGCGCATGCCGTAGGAGGTACCAGAGCCGAATGCGTGGGTCTTGGTCATGACATCGCCACCCTTGGCACCCTTGCCATCAGACGGCACGTGTGCACGGTATTCTCGGGTGTGCCCGCCGATATGGCTGACGAAGCACACCATGCCGACCATGCCATCTGGCGCTGGCTCTGTGCCAAAGGACAGGGAGAAACCTTCCTTCGTGTACTTGGGGCGCAGTGAGCTGTCGAGCTTCCCGTAGGTCGCGTACTGGCTGCGCGTTTGGCTATTGGTGGCGTCGGCTGCGATTCTCCCCATCTCGCCCTGTACGCGCGACAGGGCGGCGTTGAAGTCGGTTTCGGCGGTCTTCGCCTGCATGCGCTCGTGCATTGCCATCAGGCGCTCCATCTTTTCGATGTCGCATGCAGGGTCGGCGGCGGCGCGCTGGATAACAGTGAGGATGGTTGCTGACTCGCTGAGCTGAATCGGCATGCTGTCCCTCTGCTCAACTACGGAAGTACTGGACATGACTATCTCTCCGCGCCACCGGAGAGGGGCGCCGTAAGTGTTTAGGAGGTGATTCGATCAGCGAGCGCGCCGAGCAACATCACGAAAGTAAAGAATGCGAGTGCTATGGCAGACCCGCGCCAGAAGCAGTAGCGCTTGGCTCTTTGGTAGGAGGTCACGCTTTCACCTCATACGCGATTGTCCATTCACCGCAGATACAGGCCCGGCGGCTCCAGGCGTGGACGTTTTCGATACCGGCGTCGTAGGCCAGCGACAGGGCGCCAAGCCAGGACTTGTGGGTGAAAGCCAGGGTCATGCTGTTCATGCGACCTCCTTGCGCTGCCTGGTGATTTTCAGGAGGCGCTGACAGTAGTGGTTGAACTCTTCGGTGGTGATCACGCTGCCGGTGAGCATGTTGGTGATCATGTTCAGCACGATTCGCTGGGCGCCGGGCTCGCTGGCTGGGTGCTCCAGGGCCTCGAGCGCCTCATCGATCAGGATGTGGGGGCTCATAGATCGGCATCCACGTCGTCTTCTGCCGCTTCCCGCTCCGCTGCTACTGCGTCGGCGGCGTAGGGCCTGAGCAGGTCCATAGCGATGCGCTCTGCGGCTTCGATGGGGCGGGGCTGGCCGATTAAGTCAGCAGCGTGACCGCGCGAGTCGGCCTGGCTGCCCAGGATCGAAGACAGGAACAGCCGGGCGAGTGAGTCGCGCTGGTCCAGGCCGTCGATCTGGCGCTGATTCAGGACGCCTTGCAGGTAGGTGCAGAACCGATCGAATGTCACCACCTGCGGCTGGCCGTAGCGGCGCTTCCACTTGATGTCCATGCCGCACACCAACTGTTCCGCCGAGTGTTCCAGCCACTCCTGTTCCGGATTCGCCTCGCTGATCTCTGGAGGCAACTGAGCGTCGTAACGCTCCTGGCAAATATTCAATGCTGCGTTCATGGTCGCCTCCAGGGTGGCGTTAATCGGTGTAGGCGATGTACTTGAATTTCCCTTTTCCGAAGTGCTCGAAGCGGCCACCGAAGGTGCCAATCACCAGCTTTTGCACTTCTTCCCGGGTCGTACCTTCGGGATAAACGCCCTCGCAGATCTGCGATGAATTGGTGTGCGATTTGATCCTGTAGTCGATTTTTGTCGGGTTAAGTGGCCTTGGCTCCCAGCTCCGATAGTTGCCGGTGGTCTTATCCACGTTGACGATGAAGTCGTTGATGATTTCGTCGTCCGCCTCATCCCATTCACATGCATCACAGAAGTGGCGCGGCGCCGTGCAAGCGGAGCAGGGCGGGCTGATATGGCAGCTGCAGTTTTCTGCTTTGCGCATTTGGATGACGCCTTTGCAGCCGTTGCGGCGGCAGGTATCGCCTTCGCAATATCCGAAATCGCTCATCACGACCTCCAGTGTTTGGGGTTAGGCGGACTTGGTCTTGGTTGGCGCTTTAGCCTCAAGATCGGCAAGCTCTTTTTGAAGGCCAGCAATTCGCTTTAGCCGCGCCGCGTCTGCCTCGGCCTCATACTTTTCAATCACGGCATCAGGAATGACGACGCCTTCGATCTTTTTCCAATCAGACATGGAAAACGAACTGCGCTTGCCAGCCAGGTAGGCGTCAGCCTGTTCGTCGCAAGCGGCCTGGGCCATCGTGAGTGCTTCCTGATAGCTGGTGGTCGGCCATACTTGTTCACTGCCGCCGCTCCCGTCGCGGTAGGTGTGCAGCCGATATTCAAGATCGCCTTCGGAGTAGCCGTATAGCGACAGGAGCTTGATGCCTTTCAGTTCCATGCGGCCGTGGTAGCGATCGATCTCATACGGGCCATTGTCGCCATACCATTCGAAGATTTCCGGAGAATGGCCTGAAACGAATACGTGAGTGATCTGGCCGGACATGACCTTCTTCAGAAGATCAAGCGAACCTTCATCGGACTTTTCAACGAACTGGAATAAGGCGTCGGCATGGTGCTTGGCCTTACCCTTGATCATGGTCAACCGGCTATGCTGCTGGTCGATCTCTTGCTCCAGATTCTTCTTCTGCTTCTCGTAGCGCGCCTCAAGTTCGCGCAGGTTCTTTTCCTTCCACGATTCAGCTGGCGCGTCGTGCAGGCTTTTCACCACGAAGTTTTCGCCACTCGGGATTTCCTGGCCGGCGCTGACGAAGATCTCTTGCACGATTGTCTGCTGGGCGTTGAGCTTGCCAACGACGAGGACTTTCTTGCCGTCGTCGGTGTACTTGATGTCACTCATGACTCTCTCCATTCGTTGGTTCACCTGTATTCGTCAACACTCATGCCTCCCGCTGGTTGCCGATGGGCGCGGGGGAGGAGTGCTGACGTAATAGAGGTGGGGAAGGGTAGGTGCCGGTCTTTCCCGGCTGTCATGGCGCTGGTTGTCAGGCTGCGGCCGGGATCACCACCAATACGGTGTTGACCATCGTTCCGGCTTGCTTGAATGAAGCTTCTGGAAGGGTTTCGATACTCCCGCCGCGCTGCTCTACGATCCCGCGAAAGTCTCGGGTCAGCGCATCGTCGCGAAAGGTCACGCCGGAAGGCATGATCGCCACCAGTCGGCCGCCGGGCTTGAGGAACTTCAGGGCGTGAACTACGTGGTGAATGTCGCTGCGCTTCTTGTCGAATGGCGGATTCATCAGCACCCGGTCATAGATGGGCTTCGGCTCAACCTTTAGAAAGTCGCCAGGTTCAGAAACGCCCGACAGCGGCAGCTTCAGTTCAATGAGCGCTTTATGGTTTTCCGGCAACAGTTCGTGCATGTCGACCATGACGCCTACTGCAGCGGAGTTGGCGGCCACCGCAAGAGCACCGCGCCCTGCGCTCGGCTCCAGCACCATCATTCCGTCACCGATCATGGCGAGATCAGCCGCCTGTTTTGCAACGTGTGGCGGAGTGGGGAAAAAGCCGAAGTCCTGCGGCACGGTAACTTCACCAGTCATCAGGATGTTTTCGATTGCGTCAGCAGCGTCACCGGCGAACAGGTGTGCTTTTGCCTTGGTATTCCACTTGCCCCCGGCGGCCTTCAGCGTCTTGTCGAGGCGCTGGTACAGGCTCTTGTCTAGCTGTCCGCCGGTGATAAACAGCTTGTTATCTTCGGTGCGCGAGGCGCTGAGCAGCGCCATTACTTCGTTGTCGACTTTCATGTGTTGCTCTCCGTTGATTTCCAATGCCGCCTCATAGAAGCGGCATCAGTAAATCTGTGGGT